TATCACCAAAACAAAGGCCAATCTGTTTAAGTGATGCGTCCGTCTCTTTCCGACATCTCCACATGGCATATTGTCTGGCATGCGCAATACTGCGAAGTCGTGATGGTCCAATTAAAACAGAAAATGGTATTCCCGTTCTTATGCATTCTTGAATAATTATATCCCTTACCCTTACGCGTTTCATGGAAGCCTCAATAAAATAAGGGGGGAGATAACTCCCCCAGTATTAGCTTTCTACAACATCCAACTCCGCCGACACGGCATCCATTGCCTGGCGTAGTGCATCTTCACTGATCGCCTTTGGAGATCTCTTAGGGACAAACGGCGCAACAGAAGACGGAACGGTAGCATTTTTAATGCCGTAATCTTGCAATGTTTCATGTTCTTTCATCGCAAAATGGCCGAGAAAACCGATATAACTTGCGCCGTCAATGTAATTGTCAGAATATTGTTTATTCATACGATGACGGCCAAGCTTAGTGCCAAGCTGGAAAGCAGCCACTTCATATTCTGTTACTGGGCGGCCAAGTAGAGCTCCAGTGATTTCAGCAATGGCGGCAAAGCATTCATCTGGCGTTCCGTATTTATTGCTGCGGTCATTGATGGCGCCCGCTGACGATGTCAATATTTCTTGATATTTCATATCTCATCTCTGGGTTAGTGTTGATTACTTTTATCTTTCCTACATATCGATAATTGATTGCTACATAACCACGATTAATATCCTCCTTCGTGGTTTGGTCTCTATAAAACTCTTGAATAATAATAAATTCATTGTTGCTTAGTGCCTCAACAAATTCCTCCAGGCTATCAACTGGGTATTCAGCATTTATTTGGTGGACCAAATTCCCACTGGCGCTTGGCATATTCAAAGTAATAAGAAACCTCATTGTCCATCCTTATGTATTTAGGGGTGTGACGCGGCTTTGCATTGTAACGCCACACCCCGTATCACGCGAACTTAGGGGTTCGCGCAATGGTCAAGATTATCCAAAATCCATATCATCTACAGGAGCTGCCACTTTGGTAGAACCTGTCGATGGCGGCGATGATGTCGTAACAGAAGAAGCCGCCGACGAACTACGCGGCCTATAGGAAAGATCGGAGGGGCGTGCAACCCATCCAGTAATCTCCCAAACAGGGACATAGTTCGTCGACTTACGGGCCCCTTCTCCCGTGCTCTTTGAAACCGAATCTTTTAAAACAACTACTGGCAATTTGCCTGGGTTGTCTTTTGATCCAGCCATATAGGCTTCGTGGAGTTTTTTAGCTCCGTCAAGGAAAGCGCCGGCATTGCTGGCAAACTCTCTGACGTCTCCACCGCATTCCTTTGATAATTTGACGACGAGGCGCAAACCACGTTTGTAGTCATCACCAGGCTTATCAATTGCAATACCATCAGACAAACGAGACACGCGAAAGTCGGGAGCGCCCCCAGTATTAAAGTTGATCCAGCCAATCTCGACGTTCTCAAAATCCATAATTGCCTTGAACTGTTTCGTGATGTCCGTCTCATGCGTTTCGCCATTCTCCCTATCTCGACGAGAAATTCTGCCCGAGCGAGCATCGAATTTAACGATTGGCAGGAAATCAGCTCCACCGGAACCGACGCTATCAAAAAAACCACCAAATGCTGACATAATACTTCTCCATTGCGCGGCAGTCTGGCCTACCGCATGCCTCTCGCCGCTATAGCGAATCTCTACTAGCGCAAAGTTGGATGAATTGATTCCAATTGAGCTAAAATCTGTTCAAAGCTTTCAACCACAGTAAAGACATCGTCTGAACCTGCATAAATGGTAGAAAGAAAAATGTTCTCTACGTTTTCTTCATACTGTTGAATAGCAGTAATTTTATTTGCCTTAATCAGAACTTTTTCATCAACATCATTTGTCAATGACAAATATCCAAATTGGCAAGGAGGTATAGATGCATCATTCATATTAAACTCCCCATATTTCAAACGCAGCCTGTCTGGCTTCGTCATCGTTAAAATAAAAAGAGCTGGTGTCTGGAACGACATAAGAAGCAAGCTCTTCTGGATCTGTCGAAAGAGACAGAAACCTCTGAATTGTCATACCTATTCGCTTGATCGCCAGTAAATGATCATCAACCTGATCAACGACATATGTGGCTGACTTTTTAGGCGTGACATATGTCACCCTGCCCTCAGTCGCACCATCAAGAGCCTTTACATAAAGACTTACCTGTCTTGCATGTTTTGCACTAATTTTACTGGGTAATGCAAATGTTGTTTTGAGGTCGACAATAATTTTATCTTTGAACAGGAAATCGTAAAAGCCAACGAACGGCACTGCAATTTCATCAAAGGAGTATTGTATTTTGATCTGGGTAGATGATGGTTTACCATATGGTAATAATTCGGCCAGACCAATCGTAACAAAGTCTGCGATAGCCGATTTTTCTTTTTCGCTACGAGGGTCAGACGATAAGGCGTTGAGGCGCCAGAACTCTTTTTCAGCAACCTCAATACATTCTTTAGCTGATACATCATTCGTCAATCCATAAGCTATGCCAGCCTCAACGGCTGATCCCCTATGAGCCGAGGCCCCCACGCTACCGCCGCGCTTTAATACTTTGTTAAGAACAAAGGCGGCTGGGCTGGCCTCGAAGAGGTTGCAGGTGGATGGCGACAAATGGTCAATGTTGAACGGCGTGAATGGGTTATTGTGCGACAATGTCTATTCCTAAATCTATATTTAATGATCACAACAACATATATGGATGCGAAACGGTGTCAAGCCCCTAAAAATTGTATATTGACAAATTTTAATATTCAATATTAGGTTCAAAAATCTTTAGGCGGATGGCGCCTTTTGATATTAATGGAGATTGGTATGACAACTTACGCTGACGAATATCTGTCAAATAAAATTCCTCGTAAATACAGAATTGATGATCTGAAAAATATCCTCACAACTGGCGAAATTGAAGTCAATATAAAGAGAGGCATGTCTGCCCCTTTTTCGGAAATTGTAAAAATATATCCGCATGAGGCTAAAAAATTACTTGAAAATAACGCTAATAATAGAGTGATAAATCAGCCTTTAATCCGAACTATCGCAAATGATATATTGGCTGATAGATGGAAGCTTAATGGCGAAACAATCATTATTTCCAAGGAAGGCGAATTGAACGATGGCCAACATCGTCTTCTCGCTGTCGTGTTAGCCAATAAGCCAATAGAAACGCTTGTATTCTTTGGGGCGGAAAGAGAAAGCCGAACAACTGTTGATATGGGAAAACCAAGATCCGTATCAAATCTACTGTCAATGGAAAATGTCCCAAACCCAAATAATGCAGCAGCTATTGCTCGCGTTTATTATCTCTACAGAGAAAATAAGTATCAAGACAATGGCTACAATCTGGCTGCAACAAAACAAGAATTACGCCATGAATATTTTAACTATCAAGACAAGATAGACAATTCTATCAAAGCATGCGCCTATCACAAATTTACAAAAATAGTTGGCGTTACGCCAATGTGCGTTTCCTACATTGTTTTAGGAAATGTGAACATTGAAGCCAGAGATGATTTTTTCCAAAAATTAATCTTTGGTGAGAATATGAAATCAGGAAATCCTATCTTGAAAGCAAGAGAACACCTCATTGATTTGAAGTCAAAGAGAATGACATCTCAACAAAGAATGGAAGCAATATTTAGATATTGGAATATGTGGCGCAGGGGCGTAACTGTTAATCGCTCTGTATCAATTCAAAATGAATGGCCAGAAATAGCAATATAATAAAATCTAAGGAAAATAGGGGGATTATTCCCCCTTTTATTTTTTTTATGGAGATTGATATGTCGCAAAACACTTCTCACGCAGTGATGCAACAACGCAAAAGCCCGAAAAATGAATTGGATGACTTTCCAACGCCTCCATGGGCGACGAGGGCTTTGATACATGAATGCTTTAATGACAATAGAACAATACATTATTCATGCCTCGAGCCGGCATGTAACCGCGGATATATGGCAAAAGCACTTAAAGAATATTTTGGTAGCGTAGAAACTTCAGACATAAAAGACTATGGATATAAAGGGACAAAAGTAGCAGACTTTCTACAGCATCCTTATGACGCTGAGAGTTTTGATTGGGTAATAACAAATCCTCCTTTCAAGCTCGCGGAAGAATTTATTCGAGAATCATGGCGGGTTTCTCGTATAGGATTTTGTTTGCTTGTAAGGACGTCTTTTCTGGAAGGCGTAGGTAGATATCAAAGAATATTCTCAAAGATACCACCAACTGGCATTTATCAATTTAGCGAGCGCGTCCCAATGGTCAAAGGACGTTTGGATAAAAACGCTTCTACCGCCACAAGTTATTCTTGGTTGATTTGGGAAAAGAATTTATATCATGATGTCCCGGACTATGTGCCAATACCTTGGCTTGCATGGATACCTCCTTGTCGAAAAGATTTTGAAGAATTGAGTGATTATGAAATTTAAATCCATATTAGGAATAGACCCTGGCGTTAGTGGCGCACTGGCCGTCTATTACCCAGATCATCCTATGATCATTGCGATACATGACATGCCAGTGGACGGGAAGGCGGTAGATGGTTATGAGCTTGCTAAAATCATTCGTCAGTATAATCCAGAAGTTGCATTTATTGAGGCTGTTCACTCTTTCAGTGGACAAGGAGTTTCAAGCTCCTTTAACTTTGGATGCTCATACGGCGTGGCTAGAGGCGTGGTCGCAGCGTGCGGGATCCCGACTACATTGGTGAGCCCACAAAAGTGGAAGAGAGAATTAGAGCTCAGTAAAGATAAAAATCAGTCATTAGAAATGGCGCGTATGCTTTGGCCAGATAGCGATAAGTTTAAACGTAAGAAAGATGATGGACGCGCCGAGGCTGCTCTAATCGCAATGTATGGATTTAAATCTCAATTTAATGTGAGGGAATAGATCATGAAAACACCTGAGTATGAAAAAGGATGGAACGAGGCATTTGACGCCATCGCTGATTATGTTGAAGAAGAAATATGTCTTATCACAGCCTCAATGATCCGCAGAATGAAGTTTGAGGCGTGGAGATTTGAAGATAAAGAAGAAGAAAAAAACGACGCCTAAGTGGCGCCGTTAAGTTGGGAGGTCAGCAATGACAATGCTAACGCCTCCTTATTATTTAATTCTAAAATATAAGTCAATTGATATATAATTGAGGCCCCTTCATGCTTCCTGTTTTTGATGACGAGTTCGCTGGCGTCAGCGAATACATAGATCTTTACCGTCAATTAAAGCTTCAGGTCGTTCCAGCGATGACGCCATTGTCTGGAAAGAACTGGAAACGTCCGGCGCTCAATACATGGCGTCAATATGTTAATGATCTTGCAAATGAGGAGATGTTCAATGAATGGTTTGGAGCAGGGAGAAATACCAAAAGCTGTAATCTGGGTATCATTACTGGCTTGTGTTCTGGGGGCGTCTTTATTGTTGATCTCGACACCTATAAAGACCCAAACTCCCAAATATGGTGGGACGGCATTCACGCAGACCACAATTGTGGAATCATGCTTGAAGCTCCGACGCAACGCACAGGTGGCGGCGGATTGCAGATGCTGTTTAGGGCTCCTCGTGGATGGGTCCCACCAACTATAAAAACTTCTATTGGCGTTGATATCAGGGGCCAGGGCGGCTTTGCCGTCATCGCCCCATCAATCCACGAATCAGGCAAGCACTATGAATGGATAGACGGCCTTGAGCCTTGGCAGGTAGAGATACCGGAGGCGCCTGATTGGCTGTGCCATGAGCTCGATGAGCTGGCAAGAATATATGGTGGGCATACGACCACCGAATCAGGAGAGCGTATAAAAACAGATACGCCTCAACATCAGACTGATGAATGGGGAAAGATCACCGATGGCCGTGAAGACCGCATGACGCGCATGGTCTTTCGGGCAATATTAGATCTCTACCGTGACTGTCCAATACTTGATCCTAGAGAGGCTGAAGAGGCCAAGGTCAGATGTTTCACTGAATACGTCGACCTGGTCGAAACGAGAATTAAAGAGATAGGCGTCCCGAAGCATGTCCTCTTAGAAAAAGAGGGCCGCGGCAAATCGCTATTCGAGCATAAGTGGAAGGCTACGCTTCGCCAGTGGGACACGAAGATCCACGAGGAGGCACAAAAGCCATGGACGCCAAAACAGGACACATTCCAGACCAACTATCAGTCAGAGTTCAAGAAGGCCCAGAGCGAGCAAGAAACGCATAGGGAAGAAGGCGAAGCTGCGAAAGAGGACCCTCGCCCTGAAGGTCTTTTTCGCGTCTTCAGGCGGTCTGACTTAAAGGCCCTTCCGCCGTCAGAGTTCATCATTGAAGGTCTTCTCCAGAGGTATGGATCAAACTACATCAGCGGGTGGCCTGGGTGCGGTAAGAGCTTTTATACGATCGGTGCCTGCTTGGCCATTTGCACGGGCCAGGATGAGTTCTTAGGCAAGAAAGTCAATGTCCACGGCCCCATCATTTACGTCACCACAGAGGGCCTACACGACCACGATGCACGCATGACGGCATATGAGAATCTCCATGGCGTTAGAGCTGATGAGGAGAACTACCTTGTCATCCCTGATGCCATGAACCTCATTGAAGGTGGAGACAGGTCTCGCCTGCTTAGAACGATAGACTGGGAAATTAAGCGCATGAAGCAGGCGCCCATAATGGTCGTGTTCGACACAGTGTCGAGGATCATCCCAGGCGCCGATGAGAACAATCAAAAAGAAATGTCTTTATTCGTTAAGGCCGAGAACGAGGTCCAACAACAATTCAATACGACAACCGCCCTCGTCCATCACTTGAGCCGCGGAGGCAATGGGGCACTCCGTGGTTCAACTGTGTTGGAGGGTTCTGCAGATACGATCGTCATGCTGGAACGTGAGAAGGGTTCAGAGACTGGCGTCTTAAAGGCCATGAAGATGAAGTCTGCCCCTGATGGGTGGGAGCTCGAGTATCGCCTCAAGGAAGTATCTATCGATGCCTTTAGATCATCCCTGGCCATTGTGGGGGCCGTGGAGAGGCCTTCAATTAATCCTGGGTTCGGTGGTCAGCAAGAGACGGGGTATGTATTTGCTGCCGGCGTTAAGATGACTGTGGCGGAGCGTGATGAAATCCTGAAGGGAGCTAAGGAGGCCTGGGATGGTGGTGATCCTTGGTCCATTGCATCTCAAACAAAATACAGCATGAGATATGCACCAATATGGATTGAGAAGGTTCTTAAAAAACGAATCAAGAATGATTCGCATGCTCTTTCTGTTGCCAGCGCGTTCGTTCAAATGGGACTTTGGAGCAATGAAATAAGAAATTCCACAACAAAAATTAAAGGCCTAAAAGTAACCTTCTTGTATCAAAATGGCACAGAAAACATACGGAAGTCTTCAGATGCCAATAACAACAACTTCCGTGAGAATTAGGAATAATATCAATGGTTTTCTATGTTACGAAAGTCTCTAACTTCCGCAGTGGTTTGTTCCGTATTTATAGTCTAAAAAATGTTATTGAAAATAAAAGATTTTTATACGGAAGTTGGATACGGAAGTTAACCCCTCCCCCTATAACCCCCACCCCGCTCGCGCTGCGCCGCTGGGGCGGCTTCGCGCTCGCCAGACCGACAAGCCTACCCCGCTTGACGGCGGGAGGGAATGGCGTTAGGCCTGATGGCTCTTTACGATTGAGATAGATTTAATAATGGCGTCTAAACCTAAAATTAAAAAGTCTAACGTCGACCGCGGCGTTGTTGTTTCCGAGTATCAGTCAATTCCTTGGATGGTCACTCCCGGCGCTTATATCGCCGGCAGGGCTGCACTTGATGAGGCTGATGCACTTGAGGTTGAGTTCGAGCTCAAGTGGGGCAGGGATAGATTACGGCTCCTTGTCGATACGGCCCTCAGAGAGAAGTTTGACAGGCAACGATACCTCACCAGCCAAGCACGATGGACAGGCCAATTGGATGACGTCCAGCGCGAGGCAAAGCGTATGGCTGCTGCTTGGCGGGCTTTGGATAAGGCGGCGACAGATTCAGGCGCTAAAGTGTTGGATCCCGCTATGTGGGAAGTTACGCTTGAAGATGGCACAGTGGCAACAATTGTCCGCGAGCCACAGTTGGCGAATAAGGTTCTGGCGGATGGTCGCAGCGTTAACGTCTACACCCTTCAAGAAAT